GCTCTTGACCTCGGCGCCCTGCTCGTCGCCACGCTCGCGCGGCAGGATCTTGTAGTCCTTGCGCATGCGCTTCTGCATGCCGCTGATCCAGTCGATCGTCTGGCGTGACTCGGGGTAGACGAGCGGCGCCTGGCCGCGGTCCATGAGCACAGCGGCGTCCTCGCGCCGCCAGTGCAGGTGGTCGTACACGTCCTCGTCGATGGCGGCCTGCAGCCGTTCCTCGGCCTGGCGGTCGCGCTCGTCGTGCAGGCACTCCATCAGCACGGCGTGCCGGCGCTTCTGCTCCCCTTCGGGGTCGCTCCTGGCGTTCTGCTCGTCCACGAATGGCGTGGTGCCATCCGTCTGCGGATCGCGCTGGCTCTTGGTCTCGCGCTGCTCAATGCCGAACATCACAAGACCTCTTCTTTGACGACCTTGCCGTTGACCTTGGCCGAAGCCTCGATGCCCATGAGCACGCGCGCTACGTGCAGGCTGGCCGGCTGGTCGCTGGGCATCCGAACCAAGTCGGGAATGCCCTCGACGATGATGTCCATGATCCGGTGGACCGTGGACTGGTCAGGGTGGAATCCCATGTGCAGCGCCGCCTTGAAGGCCACGCCCAAGTGCTCTGGCGTGGCGTTGCCATCGCGCGTGGCGTAGGCCCAGGCGTTGCGCTGCGGGATCACGTAGGCCGCGGTGTCCATGCGCCGCATGGCCGGGAACAGCGCCATGCACGGGTGCGGCTCCTCCAGGCCGATGTCCAGCCACTGGAAGGAACAGACGATGTCGCCCTTGATGCGCTGGAGCCAGGCGCGCTCGCCGCCGAGCTCGACCATGGGGGTGCCGTGGGGGCCGAGGATGGATTGAGTTGTCATGCAGTCCTTTCGTTTACACGGTCCGCCAGTTGCCGCGCCGGGCTGGCTTTTCGACTCGTGGCGGCACGCGCGCAATGGCGATGCCGGACATCTCGAGGTAGCGCGTCGCATCCATGGCGTGGTCGTTCTCCTTGACCACCTGCCCCTTGTCGTCGCGCCGGTAGATGCGGTACTCGTTGAGCCAGTTCTGCAGCGACTTGAAGACCTTCATGCGGCCCGTGCTCAGGCGCTGCCAGACGTTGTAGATTCCGGCCTCGCGGGCGTTGTCCGCGGCGGTGAGGTCAAGCCCGAGGTCTTGGTAGTTCTGCAGCAGCTGCTCGCCGTCCTTCTGCTGGCGGCCGCGCGCCGCCGGATCGATCGCGCCAGGAATCCAGACGCCGCGGGCCTTGATGGCGTCTGCGTGGATGCTCGGCTCGGCTTGGCTGCGGTAGTGCTCGCTGTAGAGGTAGACGACGTCCGCCTCCCGGTCGTGCGCGCCCCAGATGGCGGCCGTGCGGTTCCAGCCGACGTCCATGCCATAGGCCCGAGGCCAATAGGCCGGCAGCGCGAAGTCATCCACCACGATGTCCGTCTCCGGCACCGGGTAGATCGCGCCGGCGCCGAGCGATGGCACGCCCTTCGTGCGCGCGTCGCGCTGGTGCGGCATCAGCTTGGCCAGCAGCCGGGCCTTGGCGTCTTCGTCAAGGTGCGGGACGTGATCCCAGCCGCACTGCACCACGGATCGGCTGGCCATGACGACCGGATCGTCCGTCTTCGCGGTCAGTTGCTGCACCAGCTTCGTCAGGCCGTTGAGCGGCGTGAACGTGAGCATCGAGATGCCGTTGCGCGTCATCAGGCGCACCTGGCCCTCTTCATACACGTCCTCCGGGCACTCTTCGTCCGGCCAGAAGATGTCGAGCTCGAAGCCCTGGAAGATCTCGCGGCCCTGCTCGTAGGAGCGCAGCCACAGTTCCGACTCGCCGCCGCTGACGTGGCGCACCGTGACCTTCTCGATCGCGCCCTTGACATGCGGCCGCGGCACGATGCCGGTGATGTCGTCGCCCGGGATCAACCCGGTTCCGATGTTCTCCGGCTTGTCGGTGGTTGCGCCCACCATCTTCAGCTGGAGGATGTCGCGCGTCGTCTCATGCGTGTCGCCGCTGGCCAGCGCGCGCACCGGGCGGTCGAAGCGCCGGCCATCCCACCAGTTCGGATACTTGCCAGTCAGGTGGTAGGTCGTCTCGGTCCCGGCGGCCACGGTCTTGCCGACCCGGTTGCCGGCCATGAACACCCGCTCGTTGTGGGTGGCGCCGAGCCTGAAGAACTCCAGGTGCTTCGGGTAGCGGAAGCGCGCGTACTTCCCGGTGTCCGGGAACATCGTCTCGATCACGCGCGTGCGCCGGCGGCGGTCCACCTCGGCCAGCAGCGAGGCGAGGTGCTGCTTCTGCGCCGGCTCGAGCGCGGCGAGGTCAAGCACCCTCGCCCTCCGCAACCGGCTTGACGCTGGCCTGGATCCCGAACTTGGCAAGCTGCTTCAGCAGTTCGTCGTCGCTGATGGACTTGGTGTCGACCTTGGCGTCCAGTTGCACCTTGTCCCCGTAGCGCTTCGGGTTCGCCGCCTTCGCGCGCCACCTGAAGTGCACCGCCAGTTCCTTGGCCTTGGCCAGGGCGAACGGGTCTGCCGCCTCGTCGATGCGCTGCTCGGCCATCTCGTCGAAGGTCTGCGCCGCCATTTCGCGCGCACGCGCGCACGCATGAGAGCGTTCGGGGTCGGCCTCGATCCACTCGGCCAGGCTTCCGAGGCCGACGCCGTACTTCTCTGCGATCTGCCGGTACGTCTGGCCTTCGATGATGAGCTGGGCGATTGCTGCCCCCCCTGCGGCGTCGAGCTTGTCCTGGGCGGGCGAGGGCTTCGCGCGCTTGGGCGCCCCTGCCGAGGGCAGTGCGTCGGCCACGCGGCGCTGGGCTGCCGGCTTGGCGGTTCTCTTCGCTGCGACGGCCTTGGGCTGCTTGGAGCCGGCCGCGCTACTGCGCTGCTTTGCCATCGTGGGTGGACGTTTGTAATTGGCGACCGTGGAAGCGTGCATCCATCCCCGGCACGGCGCAGCCCTTTCTGACCTTCCATGTCAGAAGCGCCTTCTCCTTGTCGTAGTGGAAGAGGGAATTGACGTATTCCTGTGTCAGCGTGCTCATCCGCCAATTGCAATGGCAAACGGCAGGATTTCAACCGGACTCGCGCTCCCCCTCCTGCGCGCTGTCGGCGATGGTCCAGTGCTTGGGGTCCTTGTCGGCGTAGCGCTCACGTATCTGCGGCATCAGCGCCTCCAACTCCGCGCGGATCCTGGCCAGAGCCTCGGCTCGGCTGGGCGGCCGATCGTCGATCGTGCTGGGCGTGAACTTGCCCTCGATCAGGATGTTCAGGCAGGCCTGCGCGTTCGCGAGATGGGGTGTCCCGTCGGTCGGGTCGTTCTCCTCACCCTCCCACCATGCATCGACGTGCCGCTCGAGCGCGGACTTGTAGACCGAATACCGGACGCCGGCGCCGCGGTAGTTCCAGGCGCCGTACTTCACGTTGCCGAGGAAATGGGCGATGGCCTGGTAGGCCTTGACGATCGGGGAGACGAGGTGCAGCGGCAGCTTGTTCAGCGCGATCGCGTCCTTGGGATTTGTCGGCTTGCTATCGGTCATGGCTGATATCTGGCGCTTATCGGCTGGGGCTGTTCTCGAGCATCGCCACGTCGCACCGGTGTCGTTCGATCTCGCCGTACTCGCGATGGTGAACGATCAGACGCATGTCACGCCCGGCCCGGTAGCCGTGGCCGGCGGCGTAGGCATCCTTCGCGGCCAGCGTGCGGAACGATTCGCACACCACGCCGGGGAGCTCGGTGACCGTGCTGCTGTGGATGTGCCCCGTGTACCAGTAGCGGTGCTTCGTGGCGCCCCAATCCTCCGGGCGATCGGCGGCCATCACGCCGCCCAGCGCGGCATGCTTGGCGGTATCGCCATGCGTTGAGCCGATGAGCACCTTGCCGAAGCGGTAGTACCAGAACTTGCCCGGCGTCAGGTCGACGGTGACGCGTGGCTCGTTCTCGAAATATGCGGCGATAGTGAGCGCCAGGGCCCACTTGGCCTCCGGGTCGTGGTTGCCGGGCTCGAATCTGGCGATCACCTTGGGATGCTTCTCGAGCAGGCGCAGGATGGCGTGCCGCACCGCCTTGACGCCGACCATGAGCACCTTCGGGTAGCGCGAA